TTTACAAAGCTAGTAGTAAGGTCAATTAACTTTTACCTATCAAGAAAGCTCGAGATAAGGTTAGAAAGTTTTATGGCAGTCCTTTTGCAAATTTTGTAGCATCAAGAAAGGTTCTGGGTGGAATTCCTATTTTCATGAGAAAATTCTGGCGAGAAACTGAATGTCTTGTCGGGGTTAATCCAATGTCAGGCGAATGGCAAGAATTTGAGAAATTTCTTACCAAGTTTGGCGACCAACACATGATTGCTGGAGATTTTTCCGGCTTTGATACCCGCATGGCAGCACAGATTACATCTAGTGCTGCGAAAATCATGGTTAGTTGGTATGAGGAAATGGGTTTGAATGAAAAAGATTTGGAGCTACTAAAAGGAGCTCTATCTGATATCATCATTCCCAATATCCTTTTTGATGGAGATTTGTACCGTTTTGCGAACGGTAATCCATCAGGTAATCTCATCACAGTCCAACTGAATTCTATTTGCAATTCCATTATGATGCGCTATGTTTATTACGCGCTCAACAGAAAGGTGGCACGTCGCTTTTGCGAAAATGTGACACTTGGTACTTATGGAGATGATAATGCAATGGGAGTCAGAAGAGATTGTGGTTGGTTTAATCATTCTGCCTGTTTGGCAGAGTTCGAGAAGATTGGTATTGGATATACTATGGCCGATAAAGATGCCAAATCCGTTCCATATCTTCCATTGTCTCAGATTTCTTTTTTGAAAAGAGGATTCCAATATCATGAGGAGCTTGCTACTATAGTAGCTCCGATTGAGGAAGATTCAATTCTAAAGAAATTTCATTTTGTGAAGAAGCCTAACGAAAGTCCCTTATCTTTTGAGGCCCAATGGGGTGCTTATACAGATGGTGCTTTTCGTGAAGCTTATTTACTTGGAAGAGAGTATTACGAGACCTTTAGCAGTAAGATGCAGGAAATAGTTCGACTAAATCCTGAATTGAAAATGCATGTAAGTTTTATTCCCTATCCAGAGATGACAAACATTTTGAAGAATGATTACACTGGTGATTACCACTTGAAACCACGCAAGCTCT